TTAATTCTTTTTAAAAGTTCTCTGGTTCTTGCTGTTCCTGTTTGCATTACTTAATTCCGAGTTCCGATTCGGTGATAACACTAAACTTAATTAAATGATCGTCACACCATTCTTGAATTGCTTTCCATTTAGATTGATTCACTGCATAAGTATTCACTTCATTAATGTAAGTTTTTGTTCTTTTATTTCCTTGTACTGGTGGAAGTGTTTGTCTTTTTGGTTTTATTTCTATCACATACTTCTGGATTTTTCCATTACTTTCCAAGACTTCAATAATAAAATCTGGAAAGTATCTACACACTTTTTGTTTTACTGGATTATAATAAGGTATGCAAAACTCTTCAGATCCATAACGAATAATATTGGAAGACCTATCGCACCACTGCATAAACTTAAGTTCCCAGCTGCTGCGATAGATTATATTTTGAACGTCTCCAATATACTTGTTTGGATTCTGTGGATGAAATCTTCCTTGATGATATTTTGAATCCCTCGGCATCTTTCTTATTTCTGTTATACATAATATATAAGATTAAAAGTATTTATAGATGCCTAATAGAAGAGACGTATCTTACATAAAATCACGACTCTTAAGACCTGCTCTTACTTCTTATTTTGAAGTAGAGATTGGAATTCCTGGTGGAGACTTTGGTAGATTTTTAAAAAATAATAGTATTCAATTAAATCCTGCTACAGATCAATCCAAATTACACTTACTATGTTCTGAAGCAACACTTCCCGGATCAAATTTAGCAACACTTGAGATTAATAATGATTTTACTGGAGTTACAGAAAGACACGCATATAGAAGAGTCTATGATGATCGTATTGATTTAACTTTTTATGTTGATGCTGAAGATTATTTACCGATTAGATTTTTTGAAGTCTGGATGAAGTACATTGCCGATGAAAGTGTGGCAATGCAACCAGATAAAGATGTTGGATCTAGGGATACTAATTATTTCTACAGAATGAGATATCCGGATGGTACTGATGGTTATACTGCCCAGGGACTGAAAGTCATAAAATTTGAAAGAGATTATAAAGAACAATTGGTTTATGAGTTTATAAAGTCATATCCAATCAGCATTTCCTCTATGCCGGTTTCTTATGACTCATCTTCTCTATTAAAGTGTAACGTTTCTATGACTTATATTAGATATCTAATGGGTGGAGATGTGACCAAAGATGGGTCTCCGGATCAAACAACCAACTCAAACTTCAATCTTACTGCACAGGAATTAGCAGCATTAAATTCTTCACAGGTATTTGGTAATCCTAATTTGAGAAATCTTAACTTTGGTGACTTTACTACAACAGGTGGAGTTAATTTTAATCCAACATTAGCAAGTGGAAATTCAATTAATGTCCAAGATGCTTATTCCGGTAACTTTACTTTAAATGGTTGAGGATTAAATACTCCTCATAAATAAAGTAACTGAATTGATTGAATTTTAAAAAAATATGGGACTTCCTAAAATTGCTACACCATCTTATGAACTTGAATTACCATCTACAGAAGAAGAGATTCAATATAGACCTTTTCTAGTTAAAGAAGAAAAACTATTAGTTATTGCTTTAGAAAGTGAAGATACAAAGCAAATTACTACAGCAATTAAAACAGTAATTAAGAACTGTATTCTTACCAAGAATATTAAAGTTGAAGCACTTCCAACTTTTGATATTGAGTATCTTTTTCTGAATATTCGCGGTAAGTCAGTTGGTGAAGAACTTGAAATAAATATCATCTGCCCAGATGATGGAGAAACTCAAGTTCCTGTAAAGATTAATTTGGATGATATCAAAGTTCAAAAGAACGAAGATCATACCAATAAAATTAAAGTAGATAAAAGTATTATGATGGAAATGAAATATCCATCATTGGACCAGTTCATTAAAAACAATTTTGATTTTACAAATAAAAGTGCAATGGATCAGTCATTTGATTTGATTGCTTCTTGTATTGATAAAATTTTTACAGAAGATGAAGTATGGTCTACTGCTGATGTGACTAAAAAAGAACTAACGGACTTTTTAGAGTCAATGAATTCTTCACAGTTCAAAGAGATTGAAAAGTTCTTTGAAACAATGCCCAAACTTTCACATAAGATTGCGATTACAAACCCAAAGACTGAAGTTGAAAGTGAAGTTATTTTAGAAGGGTTAGCATCTTTTTTCGCATAGGAATGATCCATATGGATCTTGAGAATTATTTTCGTCTCAATTTTTCGTTAATGCAGTATCATAAATATTCATTAACAGAAATAGAAAATCTCATACCTTGGGAGAGGGATATCTATGTTGGATTATTACAACAGCATCTTGTAGAAGAAGAATCAAAACAAAAACAACAGATGAGCAATGCCCAATTCTAATCAAAAAGAAGTTATTGATACTAGAATACTAGGGTTGATTGGTCTTGAGGATATTTTTGATTTAGATTATGAAACTTATCTAACGCTTCTTAAGGAAGCAATGGTTAAAGGTAGGATGGCTAAAACAGCAATTCCTACTGAAGAGGTTGAACTTTTAACGAACGAATATAAAAGAGTTAAGACAAAAAAAGATAAAGGTAGATTTGAAGTAAAACCAAAAAAAATAACTGCAGGTTCTTTTGCAGTTGGAAGTATAAAAGCAAAACTAGCAGGAACAAAATCAAAGGGACTTCTTCCTGCTGCAATAGGAAAGTCGCCCATTGCAAGTAGTTTAACTGATAGTATTGCTATAATTACTTCTGCAGTAACTTCAATTTTAGACACACTTAAAGCACAGAAAGCATTATCTGAGGGTGCTACTGCTTTTGATAGGAAAAAAACAGAACAAGATAAAAGAGCACTTGCAGAAAGTAAACTAGAAAAAAGATTTGAAGGATTAAAGAAAGCAGCGGAGAAGATAATTGCACCTGTTAAATCTTTACTGGATAAAATATTAGAATTCTTTACAACAGTTATTCTTGGTAGAATTGTATATAAACTAATTGAATGGTTAGGGAATCCGGAGAATGCAAATAAAGTAAAATCTATTATAAGATTTTTTGGGGATAACTGGCCAAAACTTCTTGCACTTTATATTGCATTTGGAACTTCTTTTGGGAAGTTTGCAAGAGGTTTAATTGGTGTAGTTATAAAGGGAACTGGTGCATTAATTAAAGGTGCAGTTGGTCTTGCAGCGAGAGCAGGAATTAAAGGTGCTGGTGGTGCTCTTAAGTTTCTTGGTGGTCCAAAAGGAAAATTAATTGGTGCAGGATTAGAACTTGCTGCAGTTGCTGGAGGAACATTTGCATTAAGTAAAGGATTAGAAAACTTTGGTGGTATTGGTGGAGAAGCAAAAGAAACTCCCACACCAACTGCAAAATTTTCTGGTGGTGGATTTGCAAATTTTAAAAATCTATTTGGTGGATTTTTTAACGGTCTTGTAAATGGAGAAAAAGGAATAGACAAAGTTCCTGCAATGCTTACTGACGGCGAGTTTGTAATGTCTCGTGGAGCAGTTCAAAAGTTTGGTGTAGATACGTTAGAAGGAATGAATGCTGCTGGAGGTGGAACGAATAGACCAAAAGTAGTTCAGGGAACCACTTATGCTGCAGGTGGTGGATTGGTTGGTTATGCTGGTAATATGATTAAGCATCACGAAGCACTTTCATCCTTAAAACCAGATCAAAACTATTATGTTTCATTAAAAAGTCCAGAGTATAAAAAAGTAAATGATAGCACAAAAATATATCCATATTTGGATAGTGTGAAAGTTCCTACAATAGGATGGGGTGCAACTTATTATGATAAAATTTCAAATGGAAAAAAACCAGTAAAACTAACAGATCCTCCAATTACAAAGAAAGCGGCTGATGGTCTTTTGAATAAACATCTTGGAGAAATTATTCCTCTTGCTAAATCTAAACTTCCTTTATGGAACAAGATGTCTCCTCAACAACAAGGAACTGTTATTTCTTTTATGTACAATGCCGGTCCAAATTCAATCAATCCTTCAGGTCCTTATCCAAAATTTTCTAAATATTTGATTGAAGGAAATATGAAAGGGGCTGCTGGAGAAGTGAATAGAAGGGGTCCTGCAGTATCTAGAATAAATGAAGAAAAAAGATTACTAACATCAGGTCCTTTAGATTTAAAAAAGGCAGTAGCAGCAAAACCAAAAGAAGAAAAAAAATCTTCGGGAATATTGGACAGGATTTCCTCTGGATTTAACTCTCTTTTTACTCCTCCTGCAGCAGCAAAAGAACCACGATATGCAAAAGGAGGAATGGTAGATTCTCCAGTAAATCCTATTGATACACCAAAAACACCAGTTAAAGCAAATATTGCACCATCTAAACCAAATCGTATATCACCTGGACCTCTTCCAAGATCAATGCCCAAATCACAAGTTCTTCCATCTGGCGGAGCAGGTAGAAAGAGAAATGTTAGAGGTGGTGGAACAGTTAGCACTCCAAGTTTTAGCGCAACTACTAAAGGTGGTAGTGCAAAACAACAAACTCTTGGGTTGAATAGGTAAAATAAATGGCTGTCAATATTCAAAAGTTTTTACCATCAGCAGCATCAAAAGGGGGAGCACTTTCAAAGGTCTCTCAAAACATTTCTAAAGGAAGTTCTTCGCTAGGAATTACAGAATCTGCTCAAAAAAATATTGGTATTATTAGTGTTAAGGTTGTTGAAATTGATAAGATTCTAAAAGGAACTCTTGCTTCCCAGAAGAAACAACTTGATAATCAAAAAAGACAGCAAAGTAGTAAGAGAAGAGAGAAACAAGAAGAAAAATTAGAAACAAAACCACAAGCAGAGAAAGGTTCAATTAAAATGCCCAAACTTCCAAAGTTGGGTATTTTTGATTGGATTAAGAACTTTATTGGTAATGTGGTTCTTGGATATTTTGCAGTTAGATTGGTAGACCATCTTCCAAAGATTATCCCTATCGTCAAATTTCTTGGAACTGCAACTGATTTAGTTCTTGGTCTTGGTGGAGACTTGCTTAATGGATTGATTACTTTTGTTGATTGGGGATACAAGGCATATGATTTTACAAAAAATCAATTAAAGAATTTTGGTGGAGATAATTTTATTAAAGTCTTTGATGCATTTACTGGTGCTATAGATGGAGTTGTAATTGCTGCACTTGCTGCATCATTTGCTCTCGTTGATATGATGGGAAGTAGAGATGGTGGTGGTGGTGCTGATATTAAAAAAGGTGGAAGACCAAAAGTAACAACGAGTGGTGGTGGTAGTAGAAATCCATTAAGACAAAGACCTAAAGTAACTTTTGGTGGTGGAAATAAAGCATTACTTTCTTCAGTAAAACCCTTTACAAAAAGACTTCCAGTTATTGGTGCTCTATTAGATTTTGGTCTTTCAGTTGCATTGGGCGAACCTGTTGGAAGAGCAGCATTCAAGGCAATTGGTGCCGGTCTTCTTGGTTCAATTGGTGCCGCATTAGGTGGCCCATTTGCAATTCTTACTGGTATTGCTGGTGGTATGGCGGGTGACTGGGCTGGTGGTGCATTATATGATCTATTCTTTGGTGGTAAAAAGTCATCAAATAGAGGTATTGCAAAGGCAGCAGGTGGAGGACAACCATCAACAAGAGGTGGAAGAACAGTTGATGGTGGACCATCTAGAAGAATTAAAAAATCAAAAACAAAAAGAACAGTATCAGTTCAACCAACTCCAATTAAACCTGGTGCAAATGTTGGTGGTGAAAAAAATATAGAGAAAGTATTTCCAAAATCAACAGATAAAACAAAGGTAAGTCCTTTGGATTATATTGAAACTTCACATAAGAAAATAGGCGAAGAACCCTTCTTTGGTCCACTGATGAATATCTCAACCAAAGCTTTGGTTGGTCAAAAAGCCAGTAAAGTTGATTATAAAAATGCAGCACAGGGTTTAAGTAACTGGATGAATGTTACATTTAGTGATGAGATATTAAGAACTGGTGCTCTTTATGCTGCTGGTGGTGGAGAGATTGATGCAAAATTATTAGAAAGTAAAAGTGGTGATATGACTGATGCGATTGCAAAGTCACTTGAAGATAATATTTCTAAAAGGATTGATGGGACTATCAATGATCTTATGAAACAGATGATGTTGAAACAACCAACTAAAGAATTGGACAAAACTGATCCAACAATTGATACCGAAGAAGATGTCCCTTCAGAATTAACTAAAGGGCAGTGGGGACCTCTATTGGATCTTATTGCAGGTAAAGAATCTGGTGGAAATTATGAAGCAATGTATCCAAGCACTACTCTTCCGGGTGCAACAAAAATGACTATTACTGAAGTTGCAAGAAGGGCAACTGGTGCAGTTGGCAAATATCAACAACTTCCACAATATCTTGTCGGAAGAGCAAAGGCTGCAGGTCTTAATCCGGATAAAGATCTTTATAGTCCAGAAAATCAAGAAAAGATTATTATTAATGTTAATATTAAAGGTAGGGGTGGAGAAAAGTGGTTAAGAGGAGAAATAAGTGACGAACAATTTATGCAGGGGTTGTCTCAAGAATTTGCTTCTTTACCAAATTCCCAGGGCAAGTTTTATTATACAGGACAAAGAAGTGCTATGACTCCGGAGAAAGTAAAGGCGTCTCTTTCTAAAGTTAGAGGTGGTGGGTATTCTCAACAAGAATTAGCAGAATCTCAACAAAATATGATACCAGGAGGAAAATCTGGCGTCATTGAATACATAACAGGAGATAGAAATCACTCAAACTTTGAATTAAGAGGTCACGGCCTCCCCGGAAATTATCATGATCACATTGCATTTTCTTCAATACAAGAAAAAGAAAGAGCTAAAAGAAATTTAATATCCGCTGGTATTAAAATTGGAAGTGAACTTCGCCCTGGGGATCGTGGATATCATGGAAGAAATCTAGCGATTGATATTCCGGGATATCAATGGGGTGGAAGTGGTTCTATTGGTGATAAAGAATTCGTTGGATCTAAAAGAGTTCGCCAAATTTTGGGTATTGGTAATGAGGTTCCCTTTGAAAAAGGTGGAAAGGTAAATGGATTTACGAGAGCAATTCTTGGTGAAAAAGGTCCAGAGTTTGTTATTGATGCAGATTCTACAAGAGCATTAGAAGAAAATTTCCCAGGATTTTTAGGTGCATTAAATAGAGCAAACTATGAAAATGCATTAAAAGTTTTAAGAAACTACACCAATTATGAAATGCCTTCTCCGGAGGTTGTTTATATTCCATTTCCAATTCCAAGTAATGTAGAAGAAGATTATTCGTCACAATCTTCAGGTGGTCTTGCAATGTTTGCTGGTGGAGAATCTGATGATCCCTTTAAGACTTTATATCAAGGCACTTAAATAGAAGTAGGAGATAATAACAAATGGCCAATCAAGTTGTTTCAAAAAGTGCAGAAGCCTCTTTTATTGATAGAATTGATATCATCTCAAATAAAGATCCAAGCAAGACTGTAAGTGTTGCTAATGGTACAATACGTCTTATGTACTATGAGAGCATCCTACAAGACACTATAAGAGCAACAGTTACTTTTGCTGATACCGGTAATGCAATTGATAATAAAACTGCACTTGAAGGACTACCAATTGTTGGACAGGAAAAAGTTCAAATCAAGTTTAGAGATAATAATGAACAAACTTTAGATCTTGTTTTGTATGTAAATAAAGTCACTCCACTTTCTGATGATACAACCAAGTCCATGGTTCAACTTGATTTGGTCTCAAAGGAATATATTTTAAATGAAAAGATAAGACTCAATACAAGATTTGATGGAAAGATTTCAGATCATATTCGTAAAATTTTAACAGATCAAAATTATCTTGCAACTGAAAAGAACGTAGATATTGAAGACACTTCCAATACTTATAACTTCATTGGTAATAATAAGAAACCATATTATGCAATGAACTGGTTATCCAAAAAGTCTGTTCCTAATCTTACTGAAGCAAAAGGAAATACTGCTGGATATTTCTTCTACGAAACTGCTGAAGGATTTAAGTTTAAGTCAATTGATTCAATGTTGAGTCAGGAAAAAAAGAAATCAATCATCTATAATCAAACTCCAGATTCTAGAGGTGCAAATCTACCTTCAGGATATGATTCAAAGGCATTAGATTATTCAAAAGATAATCGTGTGGATGTTCAAGAAAAATTACAGATGGGAGCATTCTCAACTCGCACTGTTTTGTTTGATCCATTCACTTGTTATTATGAAGTTCTTACGCCAAATGCAAAAGAAAAGGAGAAGTCGTTAAAACTTGGTGGGAAAGAACTTCCTGTCTTAAATCCAGAGTTTAATAGAACTGGAGCAAATAAAGATTTCTCTAGAACAACTTATATGTTACTTGATAAAGGAACTATGCCTACTGGAGATACAAAACAGCAAATAGAAAAATCAGGAAAGGAAAACTTTGAACCAAAAGATATTTTAAATCAGGCAATTATGAGGTACAATCAGTTGTACTCAATCAAGACTACAATTACAGTAGCAGGAGATTTTTCTTTACACGCTGGCGATGCAATTTTTATGGATGCACCAGAACTTGCAACTGAAACAAAGGATGTAAGTAAGGAAAATGGAGGTCTATATATTATAGCAGATTTATGTCATTACGTTTCAGTAAAAGAAACCTATACAAAACTCAATTTAGTGAGAGATTCTTTTGGTCGAATTGGTAATCACACTTCCGGCAAAATTCCATTATGACAAACAAAACTATTCAGCAACACATTAATGATGATCACAACGAACTAGATAATCCAAATACAAATGGTCAACGTCGTCGTCATCTAGAAGGTGAATTAGAATCCTTGAAAAAATATAAGGAAACACACCCTGAAGACAATCACGACCCAACACCCATAGAACTTTATTGTAATGAAAATCCCGATGCTCTTGGATGTAAAATTTATGAGATATAATAAGTAATGGAAGGTGGATCTTTATTTAACTCTGGATTTCTGGGTGCAAGTTTTAACTGGTGGATAGGACAGATCGCCAGTGACTCAACCTGGCGCGATAATATTCTTCCAGGAAAATTTGAAAGTAAGGATCAAATTCCAGGATGGGGTAGAAGATATAAGGTAAGAATTATAGGTCTTCACGACCAAGGAGAAACTGAAATTCCATCAGATCAATTACCTTGGGCACAGGTAATGTATCCTGTGACCGCTGGTGGTGGACAGGGAGGAGCATCCCAAACACCAAACCTACGTCAAGGTAATATGGTATTTGGTTTCTTCCTGGATGGACAGGAGCAGCAAGTTCCTGTGATTATGGGAGTGCTTGGAAACAATGCACAGACACCACTTGCAACCAAAATAGGTGACGGAAAAGTTACCAACACTCAACCTGGAAGTCTTGCAACCAGTGGATTTGCAGAACCTGCTGATGGAAATAAGGACCCAAATATAAAGGTTCCTGATGCTTCATTGGTTATCAATAAACCAAAAGATGCGGAACAATCTAAAGAATGTTCGCCACCACCCGCAGGAGTTGTAGTTAATCAGTTTGGATTGAGATCTGATCTATCACTTACCAAGGCACAATTCCAAGATCAACAGAGTGCAAGAATAGAGGCAGAAGCAAGAGGTCTAACGGGTCTTGTAAGAGATGAGTTTATTCAGCAAGCAGTTTCTAGTGGAATTAAAAACAGATGCGAACAAGCAAACTCTCCATCATCTCCAACTAAACCAGGTGCAACAAGAGAGAATGCTGATGCAGTTCACGAACAAAGTAATGCAGATACAAAAAGACTTGATTTATATCTCAAAAAAACAGTACTCTTAAATCCCAATGATCTTCCAGGATCTGCAATGAAAGCAATGCAGACTGAAATAGAAAATCTTACTAGAGAAATTGATAAAATTCTTCAAGCAGCAATAAGTTATGTAGATGCAGCATCTCAAATTTTAAGAGATATTAAAGCATTGATTGCAGATTTTGCTTGTAAAATTGCAAAATATATGAAGATTATTTTTGATAAGATCTTTGAGTATATAATGAAGAAAATTAATAAGGAACTATCAAAGACTGTTGATATAATGTTTCCAAATCAAAGAAATCAATATCTTGATATAAAAGAAACAATAACTGAACTTATTCGATGTCTTTATAGTAAAATTACTGGTAATCTATGTGGACAAATACAAGGAGCTTTAAATGATATTTTAGACACTCAAAATCCATCACCAAACAATACTTCACCTTTTGTTCCCATATGCTCTGTAGAAAAATTAACTGGGGATGTGATTTCATCAAATATGGGAGATATGACTAATGCTGTTGATGATATTTTGGGAAATGTTAATCAATTTTTAACTGATATTCAAGATGGTCTTTCTTTAGTAACAGGAGAACTTGGTGGTATTAGTATTCCTAATATAAATGGAAGTATTGCATCTGCCTTTTCTTTTGAAAATATTACTTTGGACATTTTTGGATGTGATCTAAAACCAAATGCGGCCGTGTCTGATTTTTATACTTTACAAAATGGTAGTGGTGCTGCAGAAGATGCACAACTACCCAGACCAGGTGAAGTTAATAAGGCAGCACAAGGTTCATCTACAGTTAGCCCAGCAGAACAAGTTCCTTTTGCAACACCAAGAAAAGATGCTGCAGATCTTGATCCACGAGCAGATGCAAGTTCACCAGAGCAAGTTCAACAAAGAACCTCTGGTCTTGCATAATAAATATGTTATGACTTATAAAGAAAGTAAGAATATAAAAATATAAAATGACATTTAATTTGTTCGGTCCACCAACAAAAGATGATATACGAGTAGGATATGTTGATCCTAACTTGGGATTTGTTGAAGGATTCACAATTTGTGAAGCAAATGAATATGCGATTAAAAATCCTGGAACAACTTTTGTTTTTAGAAATGGTAATAATATCATTCAATATTTGAATGTTAATGAAGTTAATCAGTTAGATCCTAATGTTCTAGTGTCTACTGATGAGTGTGGTGGTATAAATCAAAAGAAAGAATGTGGTCCTCCTAAAATTCAATTATTTGGTGGGGGTGGAGTAGGTGCCGCAGGAAATCCAATCATAGGTCGTGATGGTGCATTGCTTGCAGTTGATATTGTTCGTGGTGGAAATGGTTATCAGTATCCACCAATAGTTGCTGCAAGAGATGATTGCAACTATGGAGCGGGTGCAACACTAACTGCAATTTTAGGTGAAGTCACTGAAACTATTGAGACTTATGAGAATGAAAGTGACTTTGAGGATTATGAACTCTGCGAAGATACTGATGTTGGTTATGGAAGAAGATACGGACCTGATGGCGAAGACTTAGGAGCATGGGAACCAAAATTATATACAGATCCAGGTCAAGATCCAATTCGTAAAGAAGTTGAAGAGTTTGAAAAAATTGTAAGGCGACTAGCAAGGACACCTTTTTGGTCCACAAGAAGTGTAAAACCAACAAAAATTACTTCTAGTAACACAAGGACAATACCTCAAAAATATGATGTAACAGATAAAACTTATAGAGATTTTCAAGATAGAAAAGGTAATACTGGGTATGTTGCTCTTGGTCAAGTCTGGAGTAAGTTTATGAACACTTACGCCATATCTCCAGTTTCACCTTCTAGTTTTCCCGGAACTGATTATGCTACTGATTTGTTTATATTTGAATGGGAAGAAGAATTTCCACATGATGGCGAATATATTTTTAGAGGGTCTGCTGACGGAGCGATCAAACAACTTTATATCGATAACCTTAATGTAGGCACTCTTTCAAGTTATAATGAAGCACCAAAATTATTTAAAAAAACTATTAGTAAAGGTATTCATAAAATAAGATTGGATCTTTTAAATGGTGCTCTTGATGCACTATCAACTGTTGAGACAAGAAAAGTTTTTGATACTTTAAATTTTAGTGGAAAGGCAAATCGCACTTTATGGAGAGTAAAACCATTTGCAGAAGGAACTTCTGGATTTACTTCTTTATTAACTAAAAGTGGAATTCTCCCTTTTGATCCTGATAGTAGTGAGGCACAAAGACAAAATTATGGAGGAGAACATTTAATTTCTTGGTCAAATATAAATTTCCCAATTGATGGAATTTATACAATTGAATTTGCGGTAGATGATGCGATAGATTTAACGATTGGTGATTTTAAAATTGTTGCTTCTGGGAATGATGGAAGAAGATGGCGAGAGATTACAAAAACACATTTTTTTAAAGCAGGAACATATTCAATTAATGCAGTATTAAAACAAAGTTTTCAGGGGGCACTATCAAGAGGGAATCCAATGGGATTTGCAATGCAAATTACTGTTGGAGAAATTGTAAGTGGTATTGTTTCTCCTAATTCTTGGAATAATAATCCAATGGGAGTTTCATTAACAATTGATGCACCTGAACCTACAGTTCCCAAAGAACCCGCACCTGTTCAGGAAGGAAGATGTCCACCAAATCCAATCTGGACTACAAGATTTCCTGGTGCAAAGGAAACTTGGTATCCTGTAAAATTTAATGGATCAAAAAGCCCTCAAGGTAAAAAGGATCCTTGGGGAAAATTTTTCAATCGTTATGCAATCTCACCAGTTCGTCCATTAGACACTCCTGGAAGTGATGCTGGAGGAATTGTATTCACAAACTCCTGGGAACTTGATATACCTTATGATGGTTTTTATAAATTTGCTGTAGAAAGAGATAACACAGCAAGAATTTATGTTGATGGAAATTTAGCATTTGATATAAAAACTTCTGGTGATGATATCTGGAGAGACTTTAGAAATAAACCAAAGTTTCAAAAAGTTTTTATTGCAAAAGGTCGTCATACAATTGGAATAGAACTTCAAAATACTAAGACAGAAAGTTTTTCCCAAATATCACAGAAAATCTTTAGAACCAAAGACTGGCAAACATCCGCAAAACCAGTAGCAAGTACACTAGATGTAGATTTTAATGTTAGAACTGTAAAATCATCTAGTTTTGCAAGTTCTTTTAAAATTGCAGATCTAGGTATTAGTGTATCAAAACCATCTAGAACTTTAATTAATCAAAATATCTCTAAAAAAGTTGAAGTTAATAAAGTTTATACCATAGAAATTGAAGTTCCTCAAAGTAAAGGTATTACTTTACAGGCAAAAGGAACTACTTTAGAAGTTGAAGATTTGCGAAGTAGCACTGCTAGAGATTTATTCGTTTCCGTAAGTAGAGGTACATTTTTTGACGTAGTTAATGGACGCACAAAGGCAACTTGCAAATTCATTATTGAGAGTGGGGGTGAAGTTAATTTAACCGGACTGACTGGTGGAACTGCAAAAGATGGTGTGACTTATGAAGGTCCTCCACTTTTCAATTATAAAGAACCTAGGTGGGGAGAGTTTATGAATAATCATTCAGTGTCTCCACTACTACCACCACTTGATGCAGAAAATCCTGAAATTAATGGAGTAAAAAAATATAATTGGAAAGGAGTTAAATTCCCAGAAAGTGGCCAGTATGATATTACATTTCTTGCTGATAATGATGCAAAGTTAATTATAGGAGGAAAAGAAGTTTTGATCTCTCAAGGATTTGCAGAAAATCCTCAAACTTTTAAGGTCAATATCACTCAAGGAACTTATAATGTTTTGGTGGAATGTAATAATATTCCAGGTAGAACAAGCATTTTTGGGAATAATCCAACAGGATTTGGATTAGTTATTCGTAAAAATGTATCAGTTAGAGGTAGTGTTGGAAAATCTTGGGATGAAAATCCAATTGGTATTGGTGCAATTTTAATTCCTCCACCCTGCCCAAGAAGAATACGTGGAAGAGGTGTTGTAACTGATGTGATTGTAAATGATCCTGGTAATGGATATTTACCACCAGGATCACGAGAACTAGGATATCCAGTTACATTAAGATTAAAGCAAGTCATTGTAGAAAATCCTGGAATTAATTATTCTGGTACAGATCAAATACAAATTACTCCTAGTAATAGTGCGATTCTTGAACCAGTTTTTGGTCCTTTTGGAACAGTAGAATCAGTGAATGTTCTCAATCCTGGACTTGGATTTACTGAATATCCACAGATCAGATTAATTTCTGAAACAGGAGTCAATGCATCATTTAGACCAGTTTTTGAAGTTGTAAGAGATCCAATTGTACTACCAGAGAGATTAATTCAGGTGACTGATTTGGTTGGTCTTAAGCAAACTGGTTATGTGGATGGAAGAGCATATTATGGTTCTGTTTATTATGATCAAGGTGTTCGTTATGCGGGTTTCTATGAGACTGTTGGAGACCTTGTACAAGTTTATGATACTCTTCAAGAAAGCATTGCCGCAGAAATTACCACACCGCCAAGTGCAATTCAAAGACAGGGTACTGATATTACAAGTAATGATCCAAGACTTAATATTCCAGGTACTCCACAAAACCTTATCTAAATATGTTGTTAAATTGAGTTATTATGCCCACACCGCACAATAGAAATCCTACGAGAGTATTACCAGAAAATAATACCTCCAAAAAGAACTATACTGCAATTACTTATGGAAATGATCACGGAGGAATTACTTTTGGTCACATTCATAAGGATGCTGCAGTCACTAGTGATGTTCTTCTTCAGGGATCTGATGGAAGACACGGATTTACAATGGATAAGGATGGTCCAAGAAAAGGTTGGACAACACTTACAAGTCCAGGAAATGTATCTATTAAGGCAGGTCTTGATAATGTAGAAGCACAAGATACTATCTTTATTAATGCTGAAAATGGAAATATTAATATTATTGCAACCAATGGTAAATTAAGATTACAAGGAACTGATATTGAATTAATTGCAGTAGGTGAAGGAGGGTCAAAAGGAAATGTAAGAATTAAGGCAAATGAAAATATCGAACTTGATGCAGATAATAAAGTTTTAATCAATGCAAAAACGATGTATAAACTTGCAAGTGCGGGTAAGGCAGAGATTGTTGCAAACAGTTGTATGACGATTTATGCATCAGTTATTCGTGGAGTGAGTGATGCAGTAGCAAATAAGGACTCAAAAGTTGGTGGGCAAGATTTCCAAAGAAAACAAAACAAGTAAAGGAGGAAACAAATGGCTTTTTTAATGGATGATGTTGCATCAGGTGGTCAATTAATAGTTGGTGCAGGAAAACCAGGAGCACTTGGAGTTGGACCAAATAAAATTAGAGGTTCTGCATTTATTGAAGGACCCTTGCAGATTGGTAAGGCAGGTGCATATGGTAAAGTTCAATCCACAGTAATGATTGGGCAACTTGGTAATAGTGATACCTCTTCACAAACTTATTCTTTATGGGTCAAAGATAAGGCAAGATTTCAAAGTAATGTAAGAATTGATAGTCTCTGTAAAGCAAAAAGATTTGAAAGTCAAACTGGAAGAATTGATTCTATTCGTGGGAACTCCTTACGTTATGGTTCCAAGAGTTTCCTGATAGATCATCCAACCAAACCAGGAATGAAACTGGAGTATGGATGCCTTGAAGGTCCAGAGCATTCTGTTTATTGTAGAGGTAAGGTATTAAATCGTGATTACATTGAACTTCCACAAGAATGGACGGGTCTTGTAGATGATACAACAATCACTGTTTCATTAACACCAATTGGAGCACACCAGGACATTATTGTAAAGAGAATTGGAGAAAATAAAGTATTTCTTCAATCAAAAGGTGGAATGCCCATTCATTGCTTCTATCACGTCTTTGCAACCAGAAAAGACATTCCAAAACTTACTACTGAATATTATGAGGAGGAAAATACCTGATGGGAATTGTTAATAATCAAGGAGTTTTTATTGCACCTCCTTTGGGTGAAGGTGAAGGTACAACACTCACAAGTTTTAGAGATGATGATGATTTCAGTACTGAAATCTTTGACCAGTCAATTGTTCTTCCAAGTTTTCCAAATAATGTAGGTATTGCATTTGTAAAGACTTCCGATTCTCCTGAAGATTATCTAACATTTTCTTTGAATGGAACTGATACTTCAACAGTTTATGTGGAGAATACTGCAAGTATTGCAAGTCTTGCAGTATCTAATAATGTTTATGTTGGATATAAGGCAACACCTACTGGAATTTCGGGTATAGGAATTACTGGATATTTGTATGTAAACGATGATGCATATGTGGGCGGTAATGTTATTGCTACTGGTGATGTTATTGCTACTGGTGATGTTACTGCTACTGGTGATGTTACTGCTACTGAAGTTACTGCAAGCGGAATTACTTTAACTTCCAGAAAAGCATTTGATATTCCACATCCATCAAAAGAAGGGTGGAGGCTTCGTCACATTTGTTTAGAGGGTCCAGAGTCTGCTGTCTATTATCGAGGAAGACTTGCAGATTCGAATGTTATTACTCTTCCCGAATATTGGGTTGGACTTGTGGATCCAGAAAGTATAACTGTAAATCTAACTCAAATTGGATTTTCTCAAGATTTGATTGTTGAAAAAATAGAACAAGGTAAAAAAGTATTCATTAAATCTAATAATGCATCAAATATTGATTGCTATTTCCTGATTCATGGAGAAAGAACTGATGGTGAAAAGTTGATTGTAGAATATGAGGGCGAGGAATATCCTGGTGATAATGACCAATACAGTCTCAATAGATAAACTTTCCCAAAGACCTTGACGCCAGGACCCAGATGCCCTATAATACATAGGTAATCAACAGACGAACCGAATGCAAGACGAGTACCTGACACGATGCGTGGTTGATCCACTCAAACGTACTGTGTATCTTTATTCTAGTGATGGAGATGAGAAGCAAGTGTCCTGTGAGACCGTTGATCAGTTTATGAATGTCTTAGAGTTTGTTCGTGCAACAGTGGGAGAAGAAACTCTGTCATACGCAAATCCACTTTAAGTTCCATTTTTGGTCGAAAAAAATCTCCCGGTATTTTTTGCTCCTATTACTTTTTTAAATGGTATGAATCTTTACAAAATTGATATGAAATCACTGAAAGAAATTGCAGTGAAAACAACTCCTGATAATGTTAAGGAAGCAAATGAGGCACTGTTTTATTCTAAAATGAACCTTCCTCAAGCTGCAAATCACTGTGGAATGTCGCACAAAGAAATGCGATTAACCTTCTTTGAGTACTTGAAGTATCATCCAGCAACTTATTCTGGGTGAGTTTTTATGCCCGTGTAGTCCAGCGGCAGAGACAGGGCGCTTAAAACGCCTCCAGGGTCAGTTCGAATCTGATCACGGGTATTAATAAATAATAAAAAAACCAATGAAATATAAGATCACATCCTCTTATAATTGGTATCAAACTGATGAAGAAAAGTTTATTATTAAGACATTTTATATAAATCATATTCCATTTACTTTCGACGAATTACCCTCAATTATACAAGACGATCCAGAAATTATTGCTTGGGCAAACGAACAACTTACAATGAATCCTGAAATCTTCTTTCAAAAATCATTCTATCTTATAGATGAATTATGCCATCCTTGTTTATTTGATTTGGATCTGGAAAATCCAGAGGCACTTGACGAAATGCTTTAAATATCTTATAGTGTTTTTATTGCTGGAGTTGCATAGAGGTCGATTGCACCGGTTTTGTAATCCGGATCCGAAAGGGCACCGCAGGTTCAAATCCTGTCTCCAGCTTAAGTTCCATAAGAATCCTAATATATTCCCAATATAAAAATAATGATTATTAATCTTTGGTTCAATAAAGATATGAATCTGTGGAGATGGACTCTTACAGATCCAAAAACTTTTGATATGGAATCCGGACAGCAAGAGGATCTTCGTATTGCAATGGAAGATATTGCAAATACTGTTGAATATCTTATCAGTAAACCCTAACATTAATAAGTAAAAATACTTAATGAAGGAAGATTTTTTTATAGATAAAGTGAAGAAATGCGAAGTAAAAGATCTTCTTAATACTTTCCATTATCTCAAAGACGAATCCAAAGATTTTAAAGTAAGTCCCTACTCTTATGGTCTCTACCGAAACAGTGTTACAGATATTCTGCATATTGGTGGTCCTCTTGCTGTGTGCATTTTTACGGGTCTCCCAGTCCCCGAAATCGCAGTAGGTGCATTTGGTCTCCAGAGACACGAGCAGGAGGGTCTCTATGAACTCTCAAGACTCTGTGTGCATCCAGACATCCAAAAGACAGAGTATAATATCACATCTTGGTTTGTAAGTCGTTGTATCAAAAGGTTTCGTAAAGATGCAAATGTTCGCTGTATTCTTAGCTACGCTGATTCTTCTCGCCACGACGGAACTATATACCGTGCTTGTAATTTCAAGTATTACTCATTAACAGATTCTAAAAAAGACTTCTATTATGCTGATGGAACTAAACATTCTAGAGGTAGCGTTAAAGGTGTTGATGGTGAGTGGAGGGATAGGTCTCGTAAACATCGTTATCTTATGGTCTTTGAAAAAGAACTTCAAAAACGATTGACGTGGAAAGAAGAGAAGTGGTATAATACTCAAGACGATATTGAATCGTTACAGTGACCCGAAACGTGTGACTTCAAAGCCTCCTCTGGGAGGTTTTGTTGTATGATAAATAAGTCATAAGGAACTTATAAAATAATAAGATGGGTTTATCCAGATTAGAAAATTTCATAAAATCTGTACGTGGTTCGATCATATATGTTGATCCTAATAGTCTTGATGCTACTGATAGTATTGAAAACCAAGGCAATAGCTTAACTCGTCCGTTTCGCACCATAGCCAGAGCATTAATAGAGTCCTCCAGATTTTCGTACCAGAAAGGACTTAATAATGATAGATTTGCAAAGACTACTATTCTTGTATTTCCTGGTGATCACTTAATCGATAATAGGCCGGGTTGGATTCCGGACGGTTCAAACAACTTTAGATTAAGAAATGGATCAACAAGTAACGACTTTCCACCCTTTGATCTAACCACTGCTTTTGATTTAAGAGATCCAAACAATCAACTTTATAAGTTAAACAGTGTTCACGGTGGTGTTATAATTCCAAGAGGAACATCTCTTGTAGGTCTTGACTTACGCAAAACGAAAATAAGACCTCTATACGTTCCTAATCCAACCAACGATAACATTGATAGATCTTGTATCTTTAGAGTAACCGGTGGTTGTTATCTCTGGCAGTTCTCAATGTTTGATGCAGATCCAAATGGTATCTGCTATATTGATTATACAAGCAATACATTTGTTCCTAACTTTTCCCATCATAAACTCTCTTGTTTTGAGTATGCTGATGGTGTAAATCCAGTCGTTATTAATGATGTCTTTCAGTCATATTCAACGGATCGCACAGATCTTGAGATGTACTATGAGAAAATTGGTCTTGCATACGGTCAATCATCAGGTCGCACAATTGAACCTGATTATCCAAGTGCTGGAATTGATATTCAACCAAAAATTGATGAGTTTCGTATTGTTGGTTCAATAGGAGAATCTGCAGGAATTTCAAGTATTCGTGCAGGAGATGGAGTAGTCTCATCCAATATCATTACAGTTACTACAACAACTGCAGTACCTGGTCTAGATGTTGATACTCCATTTAGAATTAATGGAATCACTGCACCCGGTTATAATGGTCAGTTTGTAGTCAATGAAAAAATAAGTGATACTGAACTTAGATATCAGGTTCAAAATGCACCAGCAAATCCTCTACCATCAATCACCGGTTCAGTTCTTACGCTCAATAGTGATACTGTAACCTCTGCATCACCATATATCTTTAACGTATCTCTACGTTCTGTTTTTGGTATGTGCGGTCTTCTTGCTGATGGTGCAAAGGCTACTGGATTTAAGTCAATGGTTGTTGCACAGTTCACTGGAATTGGACTGCAGAAAGATGATAGTGCCTTTGTTCTTTATGATGCGGATACCGGAACCTATCAAGACAGTACTGTTCCTGGAAATGAGACCATCAGTACTAATTCTAGGTCAATCTTCAAACCAGAATACAGAAACTTTCACATTAAAGCAATTAACGATGCGTTCATTCAAAACGTATCAGTATTTGCAATTGGTTATGCAGAACACTTTACTGTTGAAAGTGGTGGAGATATGTCCATCACCAACTCCAACTCCAACTTTGGTGCAAAGGCACTGGTTGCTGATGGATTTAGAAGAACTGCATTCCCACAAGACGACCAAGGATATATTACTCATATTATTCCACCAAAGGAAATCTCAAAAGTTGAAACCTCTATTGAATTTAATGCAATTGATGTTGTTAAGACAGTAGGTGTTGCATCTACCGGACATCTTTATCTTTATGTGCAAACAAACCCAGATGTTCCTCCAGAAAATGTTTTAGAAGGATATCGTATTGGTGCAAGAGAAAATGATGCACTGAATGTATTGATTTCAACTGGAGGAACTCCGGTTGAATATAATGCAAGAATTGTAATGCCTGGTTCACAAACCAGTAGTGAAAAGGAATTCTTTGTTGGTAGAAGTGGTAGTGTTAATAGCATTACAAGCAATACTTTAACTCTTACCACAGCACATACATTTGGAAATGGTGAAAGTATTCGTATTCTTGGTGATACTGGTCAAATTCCTGATGGATTAAGACCAAATACTGTTTACTATGCAATCACTGATGCAAATCCAAGTAGTGGAATTACGACCAACACTCAAATTCAAATCGCACAAACACAGAATGATGCAATTAGTGCAAATGAGTTAATTATTAATGCAAAAGGTGGTAACTTAAGTGTTGTAAGTCGCGTCAGTGATAAGAACCCCGGAGACATTGGGCATCCAGTTCAATTTAATGAGAGTGAAAATCAGTGGTATATTAATGTCTCAACTGCATCCACTGAAAATACCATTTATTCAACGATTGTAAGTCTTGGTGCAAGTGTTCTAGGTGATGCAACTCCAAGAACATTTATTAATCGTCTTGCAGATAATCGCAATGCAGTAGATACCATTTATCGGGTTCGTTATGTAATACCTGCAAACTCTGGTGCAACAGCAAGGCCTCCAAGTGATGGATTTATTCTTCAAGAAAGTAATTCAACTATTGGTGCAACGAATAGTGAAATCCAAACTTACTTTGGTGCAGGTTCAATTACGAATGTAAATGAGCAGAGAAACTTTAAGTTCATTGCAAACGCAACTTGGTTATCAAATGTTGCAAGTATTACCACAGAACTTCCACACAATCTTTCTGTTGGTTCTCAAGTTGAGATTGTAAATGTAAAAAGTACTAATAATACTTTAGGTACTGCAAATCTTGGATTTAATGGAACATTTACTGTTACGTCAGTTGCAAACTCAAAGCAGTTTAGATATGCGCTTACAACAAATCCAGGAACTTTTACAAGCGATACTACATCCAGGACTACTTCATTACCATACTTTAGAAGAAAGAGATTTAATAACACATACTTCGTCTTTAGGAATGAAGAGGCACAGAGATATATTGCAGGAGAACAGGATGGTATTTATTATCTCACTTTAGTCAATGCATCAAACTCTCCAAGTGTTGCACCATTCACTGAAGAAAAGTTCTCTCAACCAGTCAAAGAACTATATCCTCAAACCAATCGCGATAATCCACTTGCAGATCCAGAAGAGACCAAATCTTTTGCATCTTCTTCGTTGATTGGTGAGGTTACTGTAAATGATGTTCGTAATAGTCTTACCAAAGAAACAATCAATAAATCACTGAAGGATAGTGATATTGGTATTGGACTGACTGATATCCGTTCAACGTCTGCTACTTCACACGACATTTATACTTCATTAGATCACAGTCTCAATCGTATCACAAGAGTTTCCATTACAAGTCCTGGAACATCTTATGGTTCTGGAACTCCTGGGGATTTCTATAATGCAACTCTGGTGGGTTTTGCCGGTTCAACTGTCGGTCAACACGCAACTGCAAAAGTTACTGTAGATGGTTCGGGTAGCATTACTGATGTAAAGGTAATGGATGGTGGTAGTGCATATGGAATTGGTAATACTCTTACAGTTACTGGTATTGGAACCTATGGTGGTTTTAGTGAAGCAACTCTTACAGTCACTCAAATTTATAATAACGTTGGTGATGTAGTTAAGATTTCTGGCGTCACTTCTACTTCATATCAAGATTACAACAATCTCTATCGTATTACTAATGTTGGTTCTGCAATAAGTTTCAGTGCAGTCTCTGCAACATCAGTATCTGGAATTTCAACTACAGTTGGTCCATCATTCACTTTCAACTCAATTGCTTATTTTACTGGAGAAGCAATTCGTATTAGTTCGCTTGTTTATGATAACACAGTAGGACTTGCAACCATTACTACAGTTAATAATCATGGACTTAAAGTAGATAATAAGGTTCAAATTACTGGAGCAAATGAAGCACTTTATAATGGCGACTTTGTTGTTACTGAAAACTTAAGTCTTACATCATTCATAGTCAATATCGGGGTTTCTACCAGTGCTCCAACTGCAACAGGAACTCTCTTTGCATATCGTGAAGGTGTTACATCTAATGAAGGTGTTATTACCAGAGACAATGAAAATCTCAATGGTAGAATGGTTCCTACTTATGCAGGTATTACGACCACACTTTCTGCACTTATTCCCGATGCAGTCATTGATGAGATTAATCTTCTTAATGTGGAAAATCTTGATATTAATATTGGAGATTATCTGGTCATTGATGATGAGATTGTAAGAGTAAAGACCAATGTTGCAAGCACTCCTACAAATCCAATCTATGTCTTCCGTGGTGTATTAGGCACTCGTGCAGTCAATCACGCAATTAACAGTGTTGTAAGAAGAATACGTATTGATCCAGTTGAATTAAGAAGACACTCTATTATGAGAGCGTCTGGGCATACTTTTGAGTATGTTGGATATGGTCCTGGTAACTATTCTACTGCATTCCCAGACAAACAAGATCGTCAAATATCTGCACAGGAAGAACTGCTAGCCCAATCTACACGTAAGGAAGGTGGGGTGAATTTCTTCACTGGTATGAATGATAAAGGTATTTCTTATGCAGGTAATAAGAAAGTAAGTAGTGTTACCGGCCAGGAAGAAATCTTTGATACTCCTATTCAAACGGTGACTGGTGAAGATATTGGAAATCTTCCTGGTCTCAATGTGATTAATGCAATTGAAGGTGATTTTGGAAGATCCATTAATGTTAGTGGTGGTGCAGATGGTAAGGCACTCTCATCCTTTAATGGTCCTGTAGTCTTTAGTAATAAAGTTACATCAACGTCTTCTTCAGGTCTTGAAGCAAATTCATTATTATTGCAAGGTGACGCAACAGTTTCTAGAAAGTATACTGTAGGAATTACTGACCCAACACTGTCTGGAAACCCAGGAGATATTGTTTACTACAGCAATCCTACAAAAGGTGGTTATGTTGGTTGGATTTATACATTAGACAACGATTGGTATCGTTTTGGTAATGTAAGTATCTCTAAATCTGCAAATATTAATATTTTTGATGCAGTTGGTATTGCAACGAATGATCCAGGTGATTGTAAGTTGAGAGTTGGTTCAGGAACATCATTATTCTGTGTTGATTTTAATGGAGTTGGTATTGGAACCACTGCAAACCAATATAAACTACACGTTATTGGTGATACTAATATTGTTGGAAATGTTTATGGTTCATTCTTTATTGGTGATGGTAGTGGATTAACAAATCTAAATCCAACAGCAACTGGTTGGACTAACATTACTGGTGGTATTTACAACACCAATTTAAATAATGTTGGTGTAGGTACTTCTGTTCCAAGATTTAATCTTGAAGTTGGTTCAATTGGATCCGGCGGAACTTCACTTTGGGTGAATAATAATGCAAGATTTGATGATTTCTTAAGTGCAAATAATGTAACAATCACTGGAATTATTACTGCAAGTTCTTACACTTTCTCCGGTGGAACTGGAACAATTAATGCAGGAATTGTTACCTCAAGTACATTGATTGTTGGTAGTGGTGGAACTACAGTCACTACAAGTGGCGCAAATGTTGGTATTGGAACCACAGTACCAAGATCAAAACTGGATGTTGAAGGAACTTTAAGAATTAAGACCTCAAGAGAAGCAGTTGAAACTCTTTCAATTGCATTTAATGTGGTGACTGTAGATCTTTCAAGAGGACAGAACTTCTTGTTATCTGCAACTGCAAATGTTAATTCCTTCACAATTACAAATCCACCAACAGAGGCAAGTTCCTTTACGATTCGAATTACTCAAGATGCAACTGGTGGAAGAGTCATAGATATTGATGACTTTAGAACTTCTGGTGGATCATTGATTCCTGTCTATTGGCCTGGTGGTGGAGTTCTTCCAATTATAACTCCAACTGCTAATAGAAGTGATATCTACACCTTCAAGACCTTTGATGGTGGATCCACTTGGTATGGTGTTGTTGTAGGTCAAAACTTTACAAACTAAAATAAATGGTAAGTAAGCAGACAACTTTAGACCTTAATGGTCCTATTCTATCATTTATACAGCAACCACAGTCTGTAACCATTGATAATGGTACAACCACTGCGCTTATTGGAATTGCAACAGCAACATTTCCAAATCAGGACCCATCAAACTCTGCGTTAAGTACTGGAACTTTATCCTATCGTTGGAATGTTGAAGGAGTTGGTCCACTTACTGATGGACCCTTTCGTGGAGCAACAATTTCTGGAACTGCATCTACAACTCTTACAGTTTCGAATGCTATAAGTCCTGATACAAGTCAAACAAATTTCTTCTTATCTGTAGATTATATACCCTCTGCATATTCACAACCTGTAGGGTCTGCTGTAACTGAAGGAACTGCAAGGTCAACAGGTAATGTAATTAATGAAATTCTAAATTCTAGTGGTGCAACTCTTATAGTTAATCCTTTTATTACTATTGTATCTCAACCACAAAATGATACTACTGCTATTGGTAGTAGGGCAAATTTCTTTGTAGATGCTATAATTAGTGATAGTAGATTTGGTGGTTTAATTTATCAGTGGCAGCTAAACAATCAAAACTTAACAGACCGTAGTGATATCAGTGCATTAATCAGTGGTTCGAATCAACCAGGATTAATTATCACACCAACTCCAGAAGTTCCAGGAATTTCTACAGTAAGAGTTCTTGTTTCAAATCCAAGCGCAGGGGCAGTAATATCTAATAATGTAACTCTAAATGTTGTAAATCCTAGAAATATTCTTATTATTGAAGGGTATACTCCTCAAAATAATTATGATATAAGAGAAGTAAATTTGGATGGTGGAGCAAGTTTTACATTAACTGATGAAACATTTGGGTCAAATTTTAGTATTATTACTTTTTATGCTCCAGAAAATGATTTAGATTTAGAAATAGATATTCGTACATCAAAAGGAACTGATAAAGGTTCTTATACTGGAGGTCAAGGAGGAACATCAAGAATAAGAACTACTTTAAGAAGAAATGATGAGTATACAGTATTAGGAATTTCTAATAACTCCGGATTGTTTATCTATCGTGGTGCAAGTCTTATTTCTGTTGTTGGAAGGGGCGGTGATGCAGGTTCTGTGGGAAATGGTGGTATAGGTGGTGGAGTAAGTAATTCTGGCGAAAATGGTTCTGGAAGGGGTGCTGGAACTGGAGGAGTAAGACCTTCAGCGCAATTAACACTGAATGGAATTTTTGGGTCAACTTCAACAGTATCAAATATTCTTTCTGGTGATAGTATAGCACCAATTCCTAATGGAGGAAGAACTATATCCTGCCCTAAAGGTTCTTATTGGGTAGGACAAGGAATACAACCTTGCAGTATCATAGGAAATATTCAATTTCGTAATACTGATGGGACATTAATTTCACAAAGTGCATTAATTAATAGAGGATTTAAACCAGGATATACAATTACAACCACTGCAGGAAAAGCACTTTCTACTGGTGGTAATGGTGGTGTTGGTGCAACTGGTGGTTCTGGTGGAAATGAAGGTGGTGGTGGAGGAGGTAGTGGGTACAGTGATGGTTCTTATACCATTTTTTCTTCTACATCTGGCGGAAACAATACTCTAAAATCTACAATTAACTTTAAGATTTTTGTTCCACCACCTCCTCCTCCACCACCACCCGCTCCATCACCATCAAGTTCTCCTTCACCTGCAACTTACGATGGAGTTGCTGGAGGGTTCAATCAAAACTCTGGATTTAGTCAAAGTCAAATTTATAATCCTGGAGGAGCAACTATTGGGGCGGCTGGAGTTGAACGTGCTTTAAATAGTGGATTTAGTATTAGTGAAGTTCAGTCTTGGGTTGATCGTACCGGCGCGGGTGTTGGCGTAGCAGCAAGAAATATTTACGGTCTTAGATAATTTTTATAAATAGTTAAAATCTAAACGGAGGGATAGTGAACTCCAGGAGAACCAATGGCTATCAATAAAGCATTCGTAGTAAAAAACGGATTTGAGGTCTCTACCGATCTCATTCTTGCAAATGCAGATACAAGAAGAGTTGGTGTAGGATTCACAAATCCACAGTTTCTTTTAGATGTTGCTGGTGGTATTGGAGCAACTGATTTTTATCTTACAGGAATTGGTACTTTTGTTGATACCTTGAATGTAGGACTTGGAGGAACCGTTCTTACAGTTCTTGGTGTAGGAAACTCTATTGGTATTGGAACTGCACTACCTGCATACCTGTTAGACATAAGGTCTCCAGTATCCACAGGACAGACAGCACTTTATGTTGAAGGTGACGTAAGGATTACTGGCGACTTAAGTTTAGATGACGTAACTCTTGATGATGCAGAAATTCAAGACCTGACTGTTACAGATACTTTTATTGTTGCAGGTCTGTCTACATTTAACTCTAATGTTTTTATTGATGCAGATTTAAATGTATCTGGAGTTACTACATTAGGTGCTTATGTTGATATCAATGATTCTGTTGATATTGCAGTAGACTTAAATGTAGTTGGATTAACAACCCTTGGTGGTTATGTTGATATTAATAACTCTGTTGATATTTCTGGAGCACTTAATGTAGTTGGATTAACTACTCTTGCAACAGTTGATATTAATGCAGGAGACATTGAAGTCTCTAATGTTGATACCACAGATTTATATGTCTCTGGAATCTCAACACTTGGAACAGTATTAATCAACTCTGGGATTATTACTGCAGCATCAGGAATTGTTACTTATTATGGTGACGGACAGTATCTCGACTTAACCAACAATTCTTCTACAGGTATTGGTATTGGAACCACTGGTGGTATTGTTGGTTATGGTATTACCTTTATTAATTTCTATGGTACAGGTGTTTCCTCTGCATTTTATGATTCCGGTGTAGGTATTGCAACCATCTTCTTTGAGGGTGGTGGTGGAGGTAGTGGAACTATTGGTATTGGAACCGAGTTTCCAATCAGTTCTGTAAATGGAGATTTATTCTATAGTGCAGAGTATGGAAGAATATTCGTTTATTATGATGAACTTGAAATTGGTATTGGTACTGATGCATATTGGGTAGATGCAGCACCATTTAATGTTGGTATTATCACTTCATTAACCAATGTTTCCTTTGCACCAGGAAGCGCAGTAGATCCATCAATGTACTTTATTGGTTATCCTACAACTGGGTTCTTCTCACCTGGTTCGGGACAATTTACTATAGTCTCTTCTGGTTCTTCAATTCTCAATATTAATCCTAATGGTATTGTTGTTACTGGAGTTGCAACAATTGGTAATGTTACTGTCGGTGGTGCAACAACTGATTTAATTGTTAATGGAGATGCAAGAGTTACAGGTATTCTTACTGTTGGTTCAAGTAGTTTAACATTAAATGGAGATACTAATACAATTAATGGAGTTACCATTAGTTCTGGTATTATTACTGCATCAAGTTTTGTTGGTGCCCTAACTGGAAATGCAACAGGACTTTCTGGAACTCCTAATCTAACTGTTGGGGTAGTCACAGCAACTTCATTCTCTGGTGCAGTAACTGGAACTGCAACAAGTACAACTAATATTCCTAACTTATCAGGAGACCTTACTTCTGCAAATACAGTCACTACATTAGCAACAGTCAATGGTAACACTGGAAGTTTTGGTTCTGGTAGTGCAATTCCAACCATTACTGTTAATGCTAAAGGTTTAATTACTGCGGTCACAACAACTGCTGTAACTTCTGGAACAACAATTACTGATGATACAAGCACTGATGCAACAAGATACATTGTATTTGAAGATATTACATCAGGAACTAGTTCTGCTGCAAACGTAAGTTCTACTAAACTGACTTATAATCCTTCAACAGGAACTCTTACTGCGATTGATTTAAACGCTACTAGTGATATTAATCTCAAAGAGAATATTCACACAGTAGAAAATGCATTAGAAACTGTAAGTTCTCTTCGTGGTGTCTCATTTGATTGGAAAGAAACTGGTAAGAGTTCTTATGGAGTAATCGCACAGGAACTTGAGGAAATATTACCAGAACTCGTAAAACAAGGTGAGGTTAAATCAGTGAATTACAATGGTATTATTGGAGTTCTTATAGAGGCAGTGAAAGAACTTAAGAAAGAAGTAGAAGAACTTAAAAAAACTAAATAATAAGGAGATAAAAACGAGTGGAAACACGAAGATGTCTATAAAAATCTCAGGGACAACAGTTATTGATAATAGTAGAAATATTGCAGGAGTAGCGATTACAGTAACTTCTGCTCTTGATGTACCTGACGGAAATGTAGCAGCAAGACCTGCATCACCTGGTATAGGAAGTTTAAGATATAATTCTGAATACACAAGACTAGAATTTTATAATGGAACTATTTGGATTCCATTACATTCATTACCTTTAGTTCCAAGTCCTACAGATACTGGTGTCTTTGGTGGAGGATCTCCAGGAGACCAAAGCGTAATGGACTATATTACCATTGCATCCACCGGTAATGCTACTGACTTTGGATACCTTTCTGTTGCTCGTAGTAATCTTTCTGCTTGTTCTTCAAGTACTCGTGGAGTCTTTGGTGGTGGTAGTCCAGGACCATTCAACGTAATAGACTACATTACAATTGCATCAACAGGTAATGCAACTGACTTTGGAGACCTTACTTTTGTTCGTCAAGAACTTGCTGCTTGTTCCTCAAGCACTCGTGGAGTCTTTGGTGGTGGTTTTGTTGGACCAAGGACAAACATAATAGACTACATTACTATTGCATCCACCGGTAATGCATTGGACTTTGGAGACCTTTCTGTTGTTCGTGATGGTGCTCTTGCTGCTTGTTCTTCAAGTACTCGGGGAGTCTTTGGTGGTGGTTATACAAACGTAATAGACTACATCACCATTGCATCTACTGGTAATGCAACTGACTTTGGAGACCTTACTTTTGTTCGTCAAGAACTTGCTGCCTGTTCTTCAAGTACTCGTGGAGTCTTTGGTGGTAGTAGTGCTCCTGGATCTCCGGGATTTTCAAACGTAATCGACTACATTACCATTGCAACAACAGGTAATGCAATTGACTTTGGTGATCTTACTGTTGCTCGTGGTGGTGCGCGAGCATCTACATCCAATTCAACAAGAGGAGTCTTTGGTGGTGGTGCAAATTTTGGTGGAAATCAAAACGTAATCGACTACATCACCATTGCATCCACTGGTAATGCAACTGACTTTGGAGACCTTACTCGTGCTCGTACTGGTCCTACTGCCTGTTCTTCAGCCCATGGAGGATTACAATAATGGCTATACAAATCTCAGGAACAACTGTTATCGATAATAGTAGAAATATTGTTGGAGTTGCAGTTACTGCATCCACAAATTTAACTATTCCAAGTGGTACTACTTCTGGAAGACCATCACCCGCAACAACGGGAAGTGTGAGGTATAATACTGATAGTCAACTAATAGAATATTATAATGGAAGTGCTTGGTTTGGTGTTAGTTTAGGAGGTTTATAATAATGTCTATAAAAATCTTAGGAACAATAGTTATTGATAATGGTAGAAATATATTAGGAGTTGGAGTTACTGCAACTACAAACTGCGATTTACCCAATGGAACCACTGATGAAAGACCAGCGTCTCCGGTAATTGGAAGTATACGATACAATTCTACCATCGGTGGTTTAGAGGTGTATGATGGAACTGCTTGGAAGGTTTTAGGATCTAATAGTTATACTCCAAGTCCTGCAGATACTGGTCTTTTTGGTGGTGGATCTCCAGGAAACTCAAACATAATAGACTACATCACCATTGCATCCACTGGTAATGCAACTGACTTTGGAGACCTTTCTCGTACCCGGCGCCAGGTGGCATCCTGTTCTTCAAGTACTCGTGGGGTCTTTGGTGGTGGTTATGCTCCAGGAAACTCAAACATAATAGACTACATCACCATTGCAACCACCGGTAATGCATTGGATTTTGGAGACCTTACTGCTGCTCGTCGTGGTCTTGCTGCTTGCTCTAGTTCCACAAGAGGGGTCTTTGGTGGTGGTTATGTTCCCTGGATAAACGTAATCGACTACATCACCATTGCATCAACCGGCAATGCAACTGACTTTGGAGACCTTACCAATATTCGTACTTTACTAACTGCTTGTTCTAGTTCCACAAGAGGAGTCTTTGGTGGAGGAAGTCTTGGAGGTCCAGCATATACAATCCTAAACGTAATAGACTACATCACCATTGCATCAACCGGTAATGCAACTGACTTTGGAGACCTT